GAGATTTAAAAGATGGCGAAAAAGAATATATGATCCGATTAGGTGAATCTGAACTTGATGATATGTTTAAAGATGAAAAAAATGAGTCTTGGTCTACAGAAGAAGATTACGATTTTGGTGGTGAAGAAAAAGACGAATACGTTTTTGAAATTACCTTAGATGAAGATGAAGATGATTTACAAATCGATACAGATTGGATGGGTTTGGATGAAGACGATGACTTCCAACTTTCTGCCGACGAGGAACCAAGTTTTCCTAAATTTCCTGAAGACGAAGATGATTTAGATATTTTCTTAAGTACGGGTGATGAGGATAGTTATGGTGACTTAGAGGAAGAAGACGGAGAAGATTCTGTTGAAGACAAAATTATGGAAGCGATTAAAAAATCGATGAAACCTAAAGGTGTAGGTGTTGGTAGAGGACCAAAATTCAACTACGATAAAAAACCTAACATGAGCGGCGGTTTTAATACTAAAAGAAAAGAAGCTTTTGGTAAAGGAACAAAGGCTGTTGGTACAGGTAAAGCTAAATTTGAATATAAAGAAGGCGAATCTAAAGAAGGATGGGATAAAGTAACTATGGGTGGAAACAAAGGTGATAAATCTAAAACTCACATGGGTAAAAAAGATTACACTAAAAAAGAAGAAACCAAAGAAGCGTCAAGAACTTTAGGGGCTGGTAAATATTGGGGTAAACCTGGATTACCTAAACCAAAAGCAGCACCATCTCATTTGAGAATAGAGTCTGTAAATGGTGAAGTTAATCTTCTAAGAGAAAAAAACGAAGAATATAAAAAGGCTCTTGATGTTTTCAGAACAAAACTTAACGAAGTTGCTGTGTTTAATTCTAATTTGGCTTACGCAACAAGACTTTTCACTGAGCATTCTACAACCAAACAGGAAAAAATTAACATTCTAAGAAGATTTGATAATGTGGAGTCACTTAAAGAATCTAAAAATCTTTATAGAGTAATTAAAGATGAATTAGGTTCAGTATCAAAAGGATCAGAAACAACAATTAAAGAATCATTCGAGAGAAACGTAGTTAAAACTCCTACAACAGGATCCGCTACAAACTTGATTGAATCAAAAACTTATGAAAATCCTCAATTCTTGAGAATGAAGGATTTAATGGGAAAATTAAAATAAACATAAACAATAAATAATAAAAACTCAAAAAAAATGGGAGCATTATTAGAATCAGGTCTTGTTGGTAACATTGGTTTGAAACACCTTAAAGTTATCAAAGAAGACACAATTAACAAATGGGACAAATTAGGCTTCTTGGATGGTCTAAAAGGTCACTTAAAAGAAAACGTAGCTCAATTATATGAGAACCAAGCATCTTTCTTGATTAACGAAGCAACATCTGACGGTACTTCTAACGGAGCATTCGAAACTGTTGTTTTCCCAATCGTAAGACGTGTATTCTCTAAATTATTGGCTAACGACATCGTATCTGTACAAGCAATGAACTTACCTATCGGTAAATTGTTCTACTTTGTACCACGTATCCAAGGATATGCTAACGATGTACAAACTGATAACGGAGGAGTTCACTACCCACCAATCGGTTCACCTGAAGCAGTAAATGCAGGTCAAAATAACCCAGGACAAGGTTATCCTAACTCAGGAGCAGTTCCTAACTACCCTTACGGTAAAAACCTTTATGACTTGTTCTACGAAGGTAACGAAGCGGCGTTAGATCCTCCAGGATTGTTTGACTACTCTAAAGGTAGATGGACAGCTTGTACTACTGAAACTTCAGTTCAAAAATGGGTTAACGGTATGTTGGTTGATGCATCTAACAATGACGCAACTTACGTAGGACCAAACATTAGAAAAATCTTAATGAAACTTTGTGGATTTACTTCTACAGGTGCTGGTAAACTTATCGGTCCTGATGGTCAAGAAATGGATACAGAATCTTTCCTTTCTGATTTAACTATCACTAAATACACAGGTTACGGACAAGCAGCAAGTTCTCCATGTCCTACAGGATCTGGACCACTTTTATTTAGAGTTGTAACTCAAATCTACGGTAAAGGTATTGTTCAATACGGTAATCAAACACCTACAAACTTCAATAACATCACTTACCCTCAAACTATCGCTAACAACACAGGTAACGGTGGTAACTATTGGGATATTTGTGACTCTGAAGGATGTATCTACTTAGAAGTAGACCTTTCTTGTCCAGCATGTGCTGACTGTGGTGATACATCATTAGATGGTTACACAGGTGTTACTTTAAGTGCACTTACATCAGGAACATCTTTCCAAGCAACTTGGAGACGTTACGAAGAAATGGAATTCGAAGACAAAATTGGTGAGGTTTCTTTTGACCTTGAGTCAGTAACTGTATCTGTTACAGAAAGAAAACTAAGAGCACAATGGTCTCCTGAATTAGCTCAAGACGTAGCTGCATTCCATAACATCGACGCTGAAGCTGAATTGACAGCATTGTTGTCAGAGCAAGTAGCAGCTGAGATCGACCGTGAAATCTTACGTGACTTACGTAAAGGTGCAGCTTGGAACTTACGTTGGGACTACAACGGATGGAGAAGAATTGGTGCTACCACTTCTTACACTCAAAAAGACTGGAACCAAACTTTGATCACAGCGATCAACCAATTGTCAGCACAAATCCACAAATCAACTTTGAGAGGTGGTGCTAACTGGATCGTTGTATCTTCTGAGGTTTCTGCAATCTTTGATGACTTAGAATACTTCCACGTATCTAACGCAGCTCCTGAGCAAGATCAATACAACATGGGTATTGAGAGAGTTGGTACATTATCAGGTAGATACCAAGTTTACCGTGACCCTTACTTCCCACCTAACCAAGTGTTAGTAGGACACAAAGGAACGTCATTGTTAGACACAGGTTACATCTACGCTCCGTATGTACCTCTACAATTAACTCCTACAATGTACAACCCATTCAACTTCACACCTATCAAAGGTATTATGACAAGATACGCTAAGAAAATGGTTAACAACCGTTTCTACGGACGTATCACAGTTGATGGAGTTAGAACATTTGACTTGAGAGAATTGAGATAATCAATTAAACACCGAATAAGAAAAGGTCAGAGAAATCTGACCTTTTTTTTTGTATAAAATAAAATTTAGTTTCTGTTCATAACTCTAATGGCTTTAGATATTACTTCTACTTCACCAATAGTATAGAGGTTTTGTTTATAACCCAACTTGATTGCCTCAACCAAAAAAAATAATGATTGTTCTTTATTCATATTTTGTAATATCAATTCTAAATGTTCTTCACTTAAAATATCTACATTACCAAATAACTTGGCAAACACTTTGTTTTCTTCTTGACTCATTTTACATTATTTAGATATTTATAATATAAGAAATGAAAAATATAAATCAAATAATAAAAAACCCTCATTTAAAGAAAAAATGGAACCATACACAATAAAAGTACCATTCAATGAATGGGTTGATTTATCCTATGATAATATCATAAATGAAGCTGACACTTCAATTACAAGTGGTCCTTATAACGCACCTCTTGAGATTGGTGAATATAAATGGGAAAATGAAATGTTTCCATTTGTAGTTCCTACCGAAAACGAAAAAAAAAATAAAAATAATTTAAAAAATAATATTAAGAGAATAGTTGGCGTTTGGGAAAAAGATAAAAATGGATCATATTTTAGAGATGTAGATTATCCTCACTCAATAAATGAAGATTTGGCTGTTTGGTTTGGTAAAAAGAAGAAACCTAAGGGATCTTCTCAACCAAAAGGTCCTTGGGTAGATATATGTCGTAAAGTTGACGGAAAACACCCTCCTTGTGGACGAAAAGATACATCTAAAGGATCATACCCCAAATGTAGAGCTGCTGGAGTTGCGGGTAAAATGAGTGACTCACAAAAAAGATCTGCGTGTCAACAAAAAAGACGAGCAGAAAAAAAAGACATACAAACAGGAAAAGGACAAAAACCTGTTATGACAAGTTATAAACCAAAAAAGAAAACAAACGAAGACGTGAAAAAAATTGTAAAATTAACAGAATCAGACATTAGAAGAATCGTTATGAGAGTTCTTAAAGAAAACATCCAATTATCTACTAATGCAACTCAATTAAATAAAAAACCCTCATTATCAGACGGTTTAAATTTAACTTGTGTACAATTAAATATTAAAGATCCTAAAAATTCACTATCAACAAACATAGGACCGTTTCCTTGGAGTCAAGTAAAATATGATAAAGAGTCAAGACCTGTAAAACTTATAATTAGAAGATCTGAAGATTTACCATCTGATGGTGTATTTGATGACATAATTTTAGAATTTGAAGAGGTAACCGACCCGAAACTGAAAGGTGTTTTAACGGATAAAAAATACGTTATGAAAACATACCAAACACAAGAAATACAAGGTAAACAATATTGTAGAGTAAATGGTGATATGGATCCTGAATGGGATAAAAATCTTTTCAGTTTTGGTAATAACGCATCTGTTATAGATCCATACCCAAAAATCGATTAATTTTTAGTTCTAATCTCTACACTGTCTAAGAAAATATTTTTTTCTTCTTCAGTAAATGTGCCTTTAACCCATTTATTTTTTTCACTTTCAGGTAAAGATAAAATATAGTACGCTAAAGCTCTTTGAGATTCGTTATATCCCTCAACCTTAGTTGAATCCTCAATTTGTAGATTTCCGTAAGCGTCGCAATCAGTGTGTGATGTTGATTTACAACTTACAATAGATAAAGACAATAAAGATAATAAGATTAATTTTTTCATTTTAGTCGTTTTTTTCGGTTTGTTTATTAATTGCGTCTAATACTTTAACTAAGGTTGTTTTTATATTTTCTTTGACTTTCATTTCAGTGTTTGAACGTCTTTTTTCTGTCTCTGTATCATATAAATATAATATACGTTCAGTATCTCTTTTTGATAGTTTTACATCATAATGAAAAATGTGATTTGTAATCTCAACTCTATCATAATCTAAGATAATAAATAGATTTAACTTTTCATTGATTATGTACCTTTTTTGAGACATTGGTGCAATCATAAAATCTGAATCTTTATCGGAAATAAGTTTGACACAGATTTTAAATGCGGTTTTTTCGTGTAATTCCACTTCTTCATAAGTTTTCATTGCTGAAGAACGACCAATTCTATTCATTCGTACTTTAAATCGTTTGTAGAGTCTTCTAAATAATTTTTTCATGTATATGTTTATTTGTTTCTACAAATATATGAATTATTTAGATTAAAAAAAATTTTCCGGAAAAAAAATTTACTAAAAATTAACAATATGCTCCTGAGCAATGTTTTTTACCGTCAAGACCCGGTTTTTTACCTTTACATACTTGTACTGCGTATCCATTTGCGTAGGCTGAAGGATAAACATCATATTTCGCCTTTGCGGCTGCCTTACCTCTAGCACAAAGTTTAGTACCTGTTTTTTTACGACCTTCCATCATAACCATATCTTTGTCATCAATATTCATAGAAAGTTCCATACCATCTTTTTTTGATTCATTCATTAAGAAATCAAAAACTTGGTCCATATTGTTTTTTGCTTCTGAAATATGATCTTGAGCCCAATCGTGACCATTTTCTAAAATAGACTCAACCATCTTGTGATCTAAATCTAATAATAAATCACATTGTCTTCTCATTTGTTCTAAATTTGAGAAAAACATATATCTTGAAGATTCTTGCTCTTGTGTTGATGGAACATCTTCTATAGTTTCTCTAATAACTTTTGTAATAATTCTATCTAAATTTCTCATAATCAATTGTTAAGTCCATTTACCCCACCTAAAGTGACTGCGTTTAATTGTGTTACCGCGGCACCATAATTATTAGTCCATACAGGATGTGGGAGAGTTAGTTCAACAAGGTTACCATCACAATCTTTAACACAAAGTGTATATTCAGGTGGATTAACTTGATAAGGTGTTGCATTTAAACAATCATTACAAAACTCATATAAACTACCAAGACTATAAACAGGTGTTGATGGGATACCTTCAACAACAGTGCCACAAGAACCTGATCCTTCTTCGTTGAAGAACGAAACTATCTGTCCTGGGAATAAGGTCGTCGCCCCTGCATCCACCGTTACGGTTAATTCGTTATTTGTACATAATTCTAAAACATATTGTGCCATCTTCTTTTTTATTATAAATACTTCAATTTTGAATTAACGATTTGGAATTGGATTTGTTTTTTATATGTTGTAATCTGTCCCATCATCTTAACTTGTATGTCGATGAAGTATTCGTTTGGTATTTTATCTCTAGTATCAAACATAAAATAGTATTCATTAGGGGTCCTATTTAAATTTGTCCAATCTTGTATTAACACTTCAGTTTTACCTTCCCTCACATAGACTCTATAACTAGCATCTACATTTGGTAACATTTTATTTGAGGTGTAGGCTTCTTTAATTATCACACCAACTTTTCTCATATCAGTGTCTAATATTTTTTCATTTTGTAAAATTCCATAATATTCAAATCCAAACTGAGAAGGATCAAATGTTGAAGTACCGATTTGAATAGATTTTTTTATTGGGTATAGAATAAAGTCATTGATAACGTCCGGTAAAGAAAACCCATTTAATTTCAAATCAGACCAAGTGTCGGTAAATTGACACGGAGTTTTATAACCCATAAATGCCGGTAATGTAATTTCATATACACCTCTTGTTCTTCTACAACTTGGTAAATTCACTAATCCTGTTATTGGATTTCCCGCAGGATCTTTTATGGTTACTAATGGGTTTTTATCTAAATTAATGAAATTACCATCTTCATAAACATATAAATAAAGTTTATTTGCCTTACCCATAGAAAAATAATTTCTATCATCTTCGATTAAATCGTCATATGTTGTTTCTAAGAATGGTTGATAAAAAGTTTGAGTATGTCTTGTGAAAAACCCAACTGAATATGTACCATCAGTTCCCGTAAGTAACTCAAGTTGAGGTAGGTACGCAACACCCCAAGTTGTGCCGTCAGGAATATTCCCTGCTAATAAGTTGTTAATTTCTGATGTCATATCAAATTCAACATTCTCATTACCAAACTCAAAATGTTGTATATCTAAAATTGTAAGTGCCGAAAATGGATAACCACCTAAATTTAAATTGTTATATGTTCCAGGTTCACCCCACTTATCAAGTGTTGTTGTTTGAAACCAATTCGAAGGTCTATTTGAGTAGTTTTTATCACTTTCAATGGGGTCTTTAACATCATAAAAATCATACCCAACACCCTCATCCCAAAGTTGTACTGTTGTCGGGTCATCATCTAAATAAGGAATTCTAAAAAGAATTAAATCAAATGAGGTAGATCGTTGTCTACCATCAGGAGTCGTTGTATTTAAAAGATCAATATCAAAAGTGGAAGTATTTGTCATCTTCAACTTATGAGTGATGTAGTAGTTTGCACAATCAATAGAAATTGTCCCATCTGCCAATTTTTCTCTTAATAATCTTAGATCTAAATCAAATATAAATCTTGAATAACCAACGGGTTTTGATATCCCACCATCACCATAAAATAATTGCATAACAGGATTTCTTCCTGTGTTTACATAACTATCCGAAACTATTGTGTTGTTTTTGTTAAAATATGAATTATTAATTGACATTTACTTTTTATTTATAAATATCAATTAAGTCGAATATTTTGATTTAAAATTGTATTGTCGGCATCTTGTATCAATTTTCTTATTTCGTCAATTTTTGTACCATCAGTACCAATCGGGATTGGTGCCTTATTTGGGTTGTGTACGTGAGACGCCATAAAGTCAACAATCTTGTTTAATAACACCATTAATTGATCTCCTCTAACCATCGGATCTGTTCTGTCTATTATCTCTTCTGTAAATTGTAATTGTGTTATTCCATACAAAGATTCTTGAAGATTGACTTTATCTCCTCGTGACGGAATTTGACTTTTATGTGATAATAGATAGACATTATCTGCGGTTAGAGTCCCATATGACACTGGATTTGGTCTATATTCTGTTTGTTCGCTTGTTAGAGT